ACAATTACCATTCACGACTTGTAATATCATGATAAAACATATAAATGTAGAATAAAATAAATTGGACTTGATAGTTTAACGACTTTGCGGTCGTGGTTGTGCAGTTGCAGCTACACAATCACAATCTTTTCGAATTCGAAGTTTGAGACTTACTCTCATAGGCTTCAATCCTGGCAGCTTCCATATTTCGAGGAGGCACCAAAGGTGATCGACCAGAATGACATAAGTCATACTCACGATCCAAAGTAGCTTTTCTTTCATCAAGCAACATTTTCATTTGTCTCTCAAGTTCAGAGAGTTTTGTTTGCATAGCAAGCTTGGGTGGGTCATGAACAACATAAGGAACATTTCTACAAGAAATAGGATCCCATACAAATTGTCTTTTAAACCCCCACAATCTAGGATGCTTAGCACGCATTGATGAAAGAAGAAAAATAGAGGAGACTCTAGTGATCAAAAGATCAACCAAGCCTCCAGTAAGGCCTGCTAAACCACCAACATTGATGGCATTAGCAGCACCAATACCAGCGGAAATAACGTCAACTATAAGTTCCAAGGTTGCAATAGCGCCAGTAAAGGTGGAGTAAATGTTACCAGCATCATGATTTAATTCATTTACTGCAACAACACTACCACCATAGGTGACAGTAGGAACAGATGTAATGTTCGTAGAATTAGCCCACGTAGCATCAACCACGTAACGACCAGGCTCATTAAGTTGAATTTCATTTGCACCAGGTAAGATGTAAACAACTTCATTAGAATCAGTTTCTACGACCATAGGTAAAACACCAAAACGATTTGTAGCAGAGCAAGTACCAGCGTTAGCTCCAGATTCACTAGCACAAACAGCATGAACTGTTGCAGAAACTGAATTACTAAAATTATCGGCAGTAATTGTCTGCTTAGCACGAATCATTGTAAAAGAAAATTCAATGTAGAGCTCACCAAGCTGAGTTCCAGCTGGCATATCAGTAGGCAAAGCATCAATCCCAAATTGAAAAAAGCCAAGGTTATAGGCCTTAGCCTGAGTATCACCACTAGGAGATTTGTCATTAACAGAATTATTAACATACCAAACCTTAGTGGGATTCAATTTCTTTGCCCTCCCAACATCAACACGATGCACAATCCTGCGTGCATAAGGTGGACCCTTAATTGAGCCCTGATAGTTCTCCATTTCTGTCATATCAGAAAACGTACTACTATCAGGATTGTAATTGGTAGCCATACAAACCTTACCAGCACTGTATGCACCAGTGCCAACACCTGTATACTCCAAAGTTTCATAAACAAATGCAAGAGAATTAATCTCATACTCCTCATAAGTAGAGGCAATGGTAGCAAAAATAGGAACCATAACAATATTACCAGGATTAATATATATCCCGGAAAAACCAAGTCCACCAGTTTGTCCATTCAAAAGCGTGAAACCACCAGCATAACCAGATGGAATTTTTATATCACAAATTTTCTCGCGTCGAAGAGGAAAGTGATTAGTAATAACCGTATTATTTTGAGTTACTAGACCAGAATTAATACCATCAGAGACAACACGTTGGGACCACGCGCCATTCTCAAATAGGGGACCATTCTGTCTCCTAAAACCCTTCTTCTTCTTTTTCTTATTGCGTTTTTTAGGCGCAGATGGAACCCTCTGAGGTCCAATTTTAGTGGGGCCCATGCCAAATTTCCGAGCCAATTGCATGGCCTTCTTTTGGACTTTCTTCTTTGCGTTTTTCTTATTAGGCATTATTCTACGTATCTACCGATTTACGAATACAAAAACTTTTATTTGCGGAAATATATCTTACTAATCAAGCCGCATCAGCACTAAAATAAACGGACGAGCCAACAATATTCAACATTGGCTCCAAAGAAATATAATCAATTTGACTTTCATGGCCAGCATATGCGGCTTCAAGACCTTTGTCTGAGCGCCAAACACCCTTAATTTGTTCAATAGGGATATCATTACACACACCAACCAGAGAATCAGCATGAACATCGTAGAGATAATTAATATACTCTTGCAGTGTTTCACGCAAATAACGATTACCAAAGCTATCTGCTCGGAGAGCAATAGCTCGCAGCAAGTGCCATCTAACGTCATCCTCCTCACTACCCCACATTAAGGACGACAGAACTCGGTCTGCGTCTGGGGACGGAAGAAACATAGACAAGCCACTATGCCACTCGAAACCTTGAGATAAAAATCTACAAGCACTCAAAGGTCTCTTCTCATAACATGGAGAACTGGTCTTAACACCAATTTCACTCCAAACCTTGGAAACACTGGTCGCATTAAACCAAGAAACAACGGAG